TGGGCGGTCTGGTCGGCAATCTGGATGTGCCTGGTCAAACCGGCTCGGGCAACGTGTTCATCGTCGGTGAAGACGAAGATGTCGGCGAGGGCAGCATGGACGCTGGGCTGGTCAAAATGAGCCCGACCACCATTGGTGTCTTTGGCCGGGTGACGCGCCGTATGATGCAGCAGTCTTCGATGGATGTTGAGCTGCAGTTCCGCAGCTCTTTGGCAACGGATCTGGCACTCGGTATCGATTGGTACGGCTACTATGGTGACGGTGTCGGGAATAACCCCCTGGGCATCTTGAACCACTCCGGTATCAACGCCGTGGCCTTCGCGGATATTCAGCCGACCTATGCGGAGATCATCGAAATGGAGAGCGAGGTGGCCCTCGACAACGCTCTGACGGATTCGGTGCGCTACGTGGGTAACTCCAAGTTCCGCGGTCACTGCAAGTCGACAGAAAAGTTCGCCAACTCGAATGGCCAGACGATCTGGGAAGACGGCGGTACCGTGAACGGGTCGACGGCCGAGATCACAAACCAGTTCGAGAACGGCGATGTGCTGTTTGGCAACCTGCGCGATGTCTACATCGGCCTGTGGGGCGCTCTGGATATCCTGGTCGATCCCTACACCCAGTCGCTGTCGGGGACGCGCCGCGTTGTGCTGCACCAGGACTTCGATATCGCCGCGCGCCGTACTGAGAGCTTCTGCCTCGGCCGCAAGCCTGCGGCATAACGATTTGAGCCGGCCGATCAGGCCGGTTCGCTCCCTCTGACCTCTTTAATCTTAGGATTTCAAAATGGCTGAAAAGACAGTGAAAGTTAAAATCACCTCCGCGATCGCGATTGCGGGCAAAATCAAAACGCCTGGCACCACGGTGGAGATTGGCGAGGATCTGGCAAAGAACCTGATCAGCCGCGGCCGCGCCGAGCTGGCGAAGGGTAAGGCTGCCAAAGCTGAAGGCGATCTGGGCAAGATGAAGGTCGCGGACCTGAAGGACATTGCGGCCGATCTTGAAATTGACGGGTATGACGGCATGAACCAGGCCAAGTTGATTGCTGCCATCGAAGAAGCGCGCGACGCGTAACCCATGCCCCATCCCGATTGGGAGGACATCTCCGCCTTTTTCGAGCTCGAGGAATTTGCCACCACGGCAAGCATCACCAGAGCTTCGGAAAAGGTGGCAGATGTCCTTGGCATTTTTGACGATCCGACCCAGATGGCGACCCTGGGGGAGTTCGAGTTCGACGGTCCTGGTCCGCGGTTCGTTTGCCGTGAAGACGAGGTGTCGCAGGTTCTGCGCGGCGACACGGCCGTGATCGAGGGGCGCACCTTCGATGTTCTGGAAGAGCCACAGTTGGACGGTACGGGGATCGCCACGCTGATCCTGGCGGTGCCGAATGTGATCTACAATGCTGGCCTTTGACTTTGACGACGGTCAGCTCGACAAGATCGCGGCCGAGTATGCGGCAACGCCCAAACAGGTAGACCTCTCTCGATCGCGCGCGCTGAAGCGCACGGCCGCGACCCTTCGGCGTCTGGCATCCACTGGCCTGCAGACGGAGCTCGGGCTGCGGAACGCTAAGGCGCTGCGCCGTCGTCTGAAGGAGTACAAGGTCGGCAAGGGCAACAATGCGTTGAAGCTGTGGTTCGGTGCCAATGATCTGCCGGTGTCAGCGTTTAAAGGCCGGCCGCAAAAGGTCGATGGCGGGATCAAGTTTGGCGACACGATGGTCCACGGCGCGTTCTTTGCGAAGGTGGGCGGCAAGCGCAAAGTCATGCAGCGGTACGGGTCGAAGCGATGGGCGATCGGCGAGGCGACGCTGTCGGTTGCCGATCGGATGATGATCTACCTCGAGGACGAGGTCTTTGTGGATATCGACAGCATCTACATGAAGCATTTTCTGGCAGAAATTCGGGCGCGCACAATCTTGGGAGTTGGATGATGGCTGAAGCACTTGATTTGGGCGCTGCCCTGGACACGGTCGTGGCCACGCTGGCGGCGGCGTTTCCGACTTTTAAGACGGTCGCGGCCGAAGATGAGACGCGCAAAACTTTGGAAGTACCGGCCATCATCGTTCAGATGTCGGAGCTCGAGCCTGATCCCGACAAGGATCCGCATACGGGCCAGTTTCCGTGCCTGGTCCGGATCGAGGCGCGCATTGTGCTCGGGTACCGAACACCGAAGGTGCGGCGCGAGGTGCTGAAGGCAGCCGGCGCGCTCGCGGCCGCGGTGCACAGTAACCGATTGGGGGTGGCTTGGGGCGCGGCCGCAGTCTTGGCTGTTGAACCAGATGAGTTTGCACCGCAAGCGGATCAGTACGACGTTTGGCGCGTCGAGTGGGCCCATACGGCGGATATCGGTCCGAGCTTCTTTATCGATGACGGCGTGACGCCGACCCAGCTGCTGACGTCCTGGTCGCCGGATATTGGGCCGGCGCATGAGCAGGAGTATGTGGCGGAGGGCGGCGATGTCTGAGTTCACCTTATCGCAGCTGATGCAGGCCGTGGAGCGCATGATCATGGTAGCAACGGTCACGGCGCGCGAAGGCGATCGTGCTAAGGTCAAATGGGCTGACGGGGCTGAGAGCGATTGGCTTAAGATTGCGCAGCTCGGATCGGAGCAGCTGAAGTTCTGGATTCCGCCATCGGTTGGCACTCAGGTGGTGGTGCTTTCGCCTGGTGGCAATACTGCGCATGGCATCATCTATCCTGGTCCCTTTGCGGGTGGTGTACCGGCCGGCAACTTTGCCGGCACGATCACCGGTGCCGGCGATGTCGTGGCGTCCGAGATCAGCTTGGTGTCTCATGTGCATGAGGGCATTCAGCCTGGGCCTGGCGACACCGGCGCTCCGAAGTAGCGCAGTGGGGAACCGCCAGAGGATCGCAGCGCGGGTCCTGTCCAATGTGGGCGCATGTATGGGATCAGCGCACTCACAGGCCGTAAATTGGGCGGCATCGACCACCTCCGGCAATCCATCCGGGATATCCTGACGACCCCGATCGGGTCGCGGGTGATGCGGCGCGACTATGGATCCCGTTTATTCGATCTTATCGATGCGCCGTATTCTTCGGCGACCAAGCTGGCGATCATCGCGGCGACGGCCGAGGCATTGATCACTTGGGAGCCGCGCATCGATGTGGACACCGTGACGCTGCGGACCTTTGAGCCTGGCAAAATCATCATTGATCTCAGCGGCCGCTATCTGCCCGACGGCCGCGAAGTCACCATTGCGGGGATTGAGGTCGGATGAGCGCGTTCACGGCAATCAATCTTGAGCGTCTGCCCGCTCCGGAGATCATCGATCGCAAGGACTTTGAGACGATCCTGGCGGAAATCAAGGCATGGCTGGTCGCGCGTGATCCAAGCCTTGCGCCGATCATGGGGTTGGAAAGCGAGCCGATCACCAAGGTGCTCGAAGCTTGGGCGTATCGCGAGCTGCTGTTGCGCGCTGAAATTGACGATGCCGGCCGCGGCAACATGCTGGCGTTCGCAGGTGGGGCGCAGCTCGACCATCTGGCGGCGTTTTACGGTGTTGAGCGCGCGGTAATCCAGCCGGCCGATCCTGCGGCACTTCCGCCTGTGCCAGCCGTGCTCGAGGATGACGTCCGGTTCCGCTCGCGGGTGCAGCTGGCGCTTGAAGGGTTCACCACAGCCGGTCCGCGCGGCTCGTATGTGTTCTGGGGGCTATCGGCTTCATCGTTGGTGAAAGACATTAGCGTTGAATCGCCATCGCCTGGTCAGGTCTTGGTCACGGTATTGTCGGATGTCGGGGACGGCAGCGGGGATGCTGCGCTGATCCAGACGGTGTCTGACAAGCTGAACGACGAGGACATCCGGCCGCTGACCGATCAAGTCATCGTGCAAGGCGCATCGATCGTACCGTATCAGCTCGAAGCCGTGCTGACGCTCTATGAGGGGCCCGATGCCGACGTTGTGCGCACTGCCGCGGAAGCGTCGGTATCGGCGTTTGTTTGGGACCAGCACCGTTTGGGTCATGACATCACGGTTTCTGGTCTGCATGCGGCGCTTCACTTGGCGGGGGTGCAGAAGGTTACCCTGGTCAGCCCCGGCGCTGATTTGGAGGTTGATGCGTCTGAGGCTGCCTATTGTACGTCGGTATCCGTAACGGTCGGGGGGCGTGATGTCTGATCTGCCCACCATTTTGCCGCCAAATGCGCAAGAGATTGAGCGCGAGCTGGAGCAGCTCTCCGGCCGCTTGCTCGGGTTTGGCGATCCGATCGCCGGCCTTTGGGATGCATCGTTGTGCCCCGAGCATCTGCTTTCCTATCTGGCCTGGGCATTCTCTGTTGAGGTTTGGGATAGCGCTTGGCCTGAAAACCAGAAGCGCCAAGTGCTGGTCGATGCGGTTCAGGTTCACCGGGCAAAGGGTACGATCGGATCTGTTCGTCGCGCACTCGGGGGCATCGGCTTTGAAGCTGAGATTGCGGAATGGTTCGAGTACGGCGGGCATCCTCATACGTTCCGGATCGATGCCTACGGGGACGATGTGTTCGCGGCGGGGATGTCGATCGACGTCAGTTTGCTCACGCTCATCACATCGATCCTGGTCAATCTTAAGCCTCAGCGCTCTCATTTTGAGCTCCGCATTGGGGAGCGGTTCGATACGGCAGTCTATGCCCGTGCCGGCGCGCGCAGTCGTATGCAATCCGATCTGAGCCATGACCCCAATCCCCGGACGCGCGTATCGGTCGGGACCACGCATATGCGGGTCGGGGCGCGGCCGCGCCAGATCAGCTCAGTTTACCATGATGTTCAGCCAAGGGATGCCGCCTAATGCCCACCACCATTCTCACCGATATCGCCGAGGCGAAAATCACCCAGGCTGCCGGTTCGGGGTCGCAAGTTGCAATCACCCATGTGGCGTTGGGAGACGGCAACGGGGCCAGCTACAACGGCGACTTTGACCAGACCTCTTTGCGACGGGAACGTGTCCGGGTGCCGATCGAGCGCCGGCATATTGTCTCGCCGAGCGCATGGCGCGTGAAGGCAGAGTTTGGGGCCGACACGGTTGCATTCGATGTCCGTGAAGCGGGGTTCTTTGATGCCGATGGGGATCTGATTGCGCTTTGCACGTTTCCCGCGGCCGAGGTCCGTCGCACTGGCGCGATCGTCTATCTGATCGACCACGTGTTGAATTTCAGCCGGGTCGCAGAGGGGCTGATCATTGTCGATGCGCCGGATGATGATCTGTTCGATCACGTCGTCACGAATCTTGAAACCCAAGCGATTTTTGCGGCGGAGCAATTCGACCAACGCATCGCAATCCGCGAGCTGCAAGCCGCTAACTAAGGAGAGCCCAAATGGGGATCGAAAATATTAACCAAGCCGCTGTCGCGATGAATGAACTTACTGCTCGTATGAACAGTTTTTTTGGCGATGCGGATGATCAAATTGCTCAGAGCCAAGCGGCCTACGCTGCTCTAGCGGCAAACCTGAAAAATGTCGTGAATTCCCAGATGTTTTTTTTCGGTACGGTCGATCCTGATGAGGAAAACCCGACGAATATTCGCGGCGGTACCTTCACGACAATTAAGAATTTACTGGCATATGCGCCAGCAGGCAGCAGTGTGCAGATGAACCTATTGCCGGGTAAAACCTACGATGTAACCGAGCGGGTCACTATCCGAGGTCAGCACATTTTGTTCAACAAACTGGGGGTTGGAGACCCGCCCATTATTTCATTCAAAGCCTTTGCGTCAGGGGGGTTTAACACTGTGGCGTCTTTGATGCCCACGGGCCCTTCTTCTCTGAAGTTTTACAAATGCAACGTTGAGTTGCCTACAGCAAAAGCTGACGAGAACCTGCCTTGGTCCTCATTTACCGGATTGTTGGGGTATGATGTAGCAATGCCTCAGGCTGTCGGCTTTCAGGACTGCTTTGTCTCTGGTGGTGTGGTTGGTGAGCAAATCGGGATTATAACGTCTTCCCCTGCGGTGCACGCAATGCTCGGTATTTTCTCAACCACATTTGATGGCCCGTTATTTGGCGTGGTGAACGGCATCAGCTCAACCGCTTCAATCTCTCTTGCGTCTGCTACCCTCTTGAACGGGGCAAAGTTGATTGGGGACGATAGCACTTTGGGCGTCAACTATCTGAAATCATAAATGAAGGAACGTGAAAAATGAAATTCGATATTTCACACGAAGGACGAACAACGCTGTCCACGACACGCGAAGATGCGGAAGCTTTGGGATACCCCGACCAAGTTATCGCTGATGCTGAAGGTGGCGTCCGAAAAGAAGCTGCAAAAGCTGAGTGCCGCCGCCGTATTTACGGTGCGGCCTCTGCTGAAACCCAGATGAACATGGCGACTGCGGCCGCGGTCATCTCAGCGAAAGAGGCCAGCGCGCGGACTGAAGACGAGGCGTCGATCTTGTCGGGGCTCGATGATGCGATCGGGTGGGTGGCGCAGATGCGTGCCCGCGTTACGGAGTTGGCTGACGATGCTGCGCTTGATATCGGTGACGACGCCAATTGGCCTCCTTTGCCGGATGGTGCTCGCGACGTTGTCGCCAAGTTCTGAGCCGGCGCGAGGTTGATCCGATGATCGCCTTGGCTTTCTACAAGGGGCGCGGGCAGCTGCTCGATCGGGTGATCCGTTGGGTCACCCGATCTTCGTTTAGCCATGTCGAGATACTGCGCGCGGTACCAGCAATGTCTGGCGATGGTTCGCAAGCGCGCGCCTGGTCATCGAGCGGCCGGGACGGCGGCGTGCGCGAGAAGTCGATCACCTTTAAATCGGGGCATTGGGAGTTTGTCACCATTCCCTGGGCGGGGCCGGCCGCGATCGACCGGGTGATCGCCGAGATTGGCAATCCCTACGACTATGTCGGCTTGCTGGCGTCACAGGCGCTGAACCTGCGCCGACATCGACGAGACCAGTGGTTCTGCTCTGAAATCTGCGCCCATGCCCTTGAGCTGAGTGCGCCGCAGGAGCTGTCGCCAGGCGGGCTTTATTGCCGTGTTTTGGAGATGAACCGCGCCTATCTCGCCGGCTGGTCGCGCGCGGGGGAACCGCCAGAGGATTGAGCCGCGGTGCGGTGGAATGCTTGGGGCAACAGTTCACATCCGCAAGCGAGGTCACTATGGCATTTCTTCACGGCGTCGAGGTCATCGAGATCGATGCAGGTCCACGTCCCATTCAGACGGTCAAGTCATCCGTCATCGGCATTGTGGGCACTGCGCCCGACGCCGATCCTGATGCCTTCCCTCTAAACACACCGGTCTTGGTCGCCGGCTCGCGCAAAGAAGCCGCGGGCCTGGACACCGTCGGCACCGCGCTCGGCACCTTGCCGGCCGCGATGGACGGCATTTTCGATCAGATCGGCGCGGTCGTCATCGTTGTGCGGGTTGAGGAAGGGGCTACTGAAGCTGAAAGCCTCGCCAATGTGATTGGTGGTGTGAACGCGGTTGATGGCAACTTCGAAGGGGTCCACGCCCTGGTCGGGGCCGAGAGCGTCGTCGGGTTTTCCCCGCGCATCTTGATCGCGCCTGGCTTCACCCACCAGCGCCCCGAGGGCAACGCCAACCCGGTTGTTGCGGAGCTGCAGGGGATCGGTGACCGTCTGCGCGCTGTCATCATCGCCGATGGGCCCAACACCAACGATGCCGACGCGATCACCGCGGCTGGCGACTTCGGGTCTGATCGCATCTACCTGATCGATCCGTGGCACAAGGTCATGGTCGGGTCCGATATTGTGTCGGTGCCGGCTTCGTCCCGCGTTGCCGGCTTGATTGCCAAAGTGGACAACGACACCGGGTTCTGGGCATCGCCATCTAACAATCTGCTGGGCGGCGTGATCGGAACCAGCCGGCCGGTTGACTTCAAGCTGGGCGATGCGAATGCGCGCGCCAACCTGTTGAACGAGGCCAAGGTTGCCACGACGATCCGCCAGAATGGCTACCGTCTCTGGGGCAACCGCACCCTGACGGATGATACCAAGTGGATCTTCCTCAGCGTTCGTCGCACGGCCGACATCATCAACGACTCGCTGCTGCGCGCCCACCTGTGGGCCGTCGATCGGGGCATCACCAAAACCTACGTCTCGGACGTAGAGGAAAGCGTGAATGCCTACCTTCGGGATCTGGTTGCTTTGGGCGCGATCCTGGGCGGGCGGTGCTGGGCCGACCCGGACCTGAACTCGGCCGCGAATATCCAGCTCGGCAAAGTGTTCTTCAACTTTGATTTTACCCCGGTCTATCCGGCCGAGCATATCACGTTCCGTTCGCACCTGGTGAACGACTACATCGAGGAGGTGTTTAACTGATGGCTGCTGAAGATATCCTGAAATATCTAAATCTGTTCGTTGATGGCCGTGGCCATGCGGGCAAGATCGAGGAATACAGCCCCCCTGATCTGACGGTTTCGACCGAAGAGTTCCGCGGGGGCGGCATGGACGCGCCCATCGATCTCGACATGGGCCAAGAGAAGATGACCACGTCCTTCGTGCTCACGTCTTACGACCGTGACGTGCTGTCCCTCTGGGGCATCAAAGACGGCTCGGTGGTTCAGCTGACGGCGCGTGGGTCGCTTGAAAGCCTGGATGGCACCAAGACGGCCGTGGCGCATCACATGCACGGCAAGATCATCTCGGTGGCGCGCGGTACCTGGGGTTCGGGGACGAAGCCGTCGCTGACCTTCACGGTGAGCCTGCGGTACTACCGTGAGGTCCACGGTGGCGTCGATATCAACGAGATCGATGTCGTCAATATGGTGCGCAAAGTGCGCGGCGTGGATCAGCTCGCCGAGCACCGCGCAAACATCGGCCTGTAAGGAGCTCTCATGGACAATCAAAATAAGCCGGCTTGGCTGGTCGAAAATGACGATGGGTCGCTTACGATCAACTTTGAAAGCCGGCCGCCAAAGATCGACGGGACGGAAGTCAAAAGCCTGAAGATGCGTGAGCCGTTCGTTGACGATCAGCTGGCTGCGGATTCTGCCGGTTCCAGCAGCGCTCTGTCTGAAATCGCGCTGATCTCCAACTTGTGTGAAATCTCACCGGAAGCTGTGCGCTCGATGACAATGCGCCAGTACAGCCGGCTGCAGACGGCGCTCTCGGTTTTTATTGGCTGACCCGTGAACAAGTCCGGGCGGGGTCACTTCGGCTCGCCCGGCACACCGGATGGGCCGAGCGTGAAATCATGGCCATGCCGGTCAGTCGTTTCATCTGGTGGATAGAGGGCCTTCCGAAGAATGAGTAAAAACCAACGCCTAAACGCAACGATCACGATCGGTTCGGTTCTCGAGCAGTCGGTCAAGCGCAACATGGGCTTCCTAAAATCTGGGCTTTCCCAAGTCGGCGATGCGATCAAGGGTGTCGAGCGCCGGCAAAAGGAGCTCGATCGCCAGCGCAATGTTCTGCGAAAGCAGGGGCAGTCCGTTGAGCACCTCGATCGTGAGTATGAAAAGCTCGAGCGGACGCTTGTGGATCTGCGCCGCGCCCAAGAGCGCTGGAACCGCGCGGCCGCGGCGTCGCGCCGTGTCGGGTCCACCTTCAGTAACATGGCATCTGGCATCGGCCGGAACGCGCGCCAGATCGCGATCGGCGCGACTTTGGCTGGTGGCGCAATCTTTGGCCTTGCCAATTCTACAGCGGATCTCGGGGACAACGTCGCCAAGACGGCCGACAAGCTGGGGATCGGCCTGGGCGCGCTTCAGGAGCTGCGCTATGCGGCCGAGCGGTCAGGGGTTGCGACAGGTACCTTCGACGGCGCTTTGGAAAAAATGACCAAGAACATCGGTCTGGCGCTTGAGGGGACCGGTGCCCAGAAGGATGCGCTGGATGCCTTGGGTCTGTCAGCCGGCCAGCTTGCCAATCAGCTGCCGGAAGAGGCGCTTGCCTCGATCGCAGACAAGCTGCAGGGGGTAGAGACGCAGGCGGAAAAGGCAGCACTCGCAAACGATCTGTTCGGGCGATCGGGTATCGGTCTGCTCAACATGCTGAAGGACGGCTCTAAGGGGCTGACGCAGCTGCGCGAGGATGCGCGGCGCACCGGCTACGTGCTGTCGGATCAGGCTGCCCGGGATGCCGAAGTGTTTAAGGACACGCTGCTCGATACGCAGCTGGTGATGTCTGGCCTGAAAAACACGGTCGGTTCTGCACTGATGCCGGTGGTGACGCGCTCTATGCGCCGCATCGGCGACGCTCTGATCGGCAACCGGGCTGATGTGGAGCGGTGGGCGAACGGGTTCGCTGATGGCGCTGAGAAAGCGCTGCCAGTGATCGGCGAAGTTGCCGCGGGTATCGGTGCGATCGGGTCCGTGGTCTGGTCGGTCACCGAAGGCACGGCCGATATGATCGGCGGCTGGGAAAACTTCGGGATGGTGGTCGGCGCGGTCCTGGCGTCGCGCACGATCGTGCGTATTGCCAAGTTCGGGGGCGCAGTGTTCAGCCTCGGCCGCGCCATGCTGTCTCTGGCCGCAGCGTCGCCGATCGTCGTTGGGGCAATCCGCGCGATCGGGTCGGCCCTGGTCATGAACCCGATCGGGGCGGCGATCGCCGTCATCGCGGGCGGGGCCTATCTCATCTACCGCAATTGGGAAAGCGTCGCGCCTTGGTTCAAGGGGCTATGGGGCGATACGAAGGGGTACTTTCAGGGGTTTGGCAACTTCGTCGGGGGTGTTTTTACCGGAGATATGGAGCGCGCAGAGAAGGGTGTGCGGGCAATGTGGGACGGCACCACGTCGTTCTTCGATCGGACCTTGAGCGGCATCGGGGCCGTGTTCTCTGCGACCTATACAAACCTCATCAAGCCGGTCACGGATGCGATGGGGGTCACGGGGCCGATCGAGGCGGCATGGCGGCAGGCTGGCAGCGTTTTGGGGCCGGTGCTGTCCGATATTGGATCTTACTACTCTGGCCTGGGCGATGTGGTCGCTGGCGCCTTTTCCGGTGACATGCAGCGCGCGTCCGATGGGCTCGGCCGGATGTGGAAGTCGGCGCGGTCGGTCATGGACGGGATCCTGGGCGGCATCGGCGACAGGTTCCGGTGGATCTATGACAATGTGATCAAGCCGGTGACCGATGGGATGGGGGTGACCGCGCCTATCGAGCGCGCCTGGTCGACCCTTTCCGGTGCGATCGACACGACGCTCGGTGCGATCGGGTCCGTCTTCGACACGACCTGGTCTGGGCTGGTGAAACCGGTCATCGATGGGCTGGCGGCAACTGGTGGCATCGGGGCCGCGTGGGAGGCGGTCAAAACCGCCATTGATCCCGTCCTGACCTGGATCGGTGATAAGTTCACCTCGCTGATGACCTTGATCAAACCGGTGATTGAGGCGTTGAAGTGGGGCTATGAGAACGCGCAGCGCGCCGGCAACGCCATCGGTTCGGCTGTAGGCTCTGCGGTGGCCTCGCGCGTTGAACCTGGCAAAGTCTCGGGGCTCGGCAACACGGCGTCAAATGACAACGCGGCACCGATGACAAGCTCGGCCGCAGAGAAGCTATACGGAATCAAACCGCAGAAGAACGCCTTGGGTGGACCCTTCCGTCCTGGCTGGCACCTGACCGGCGAGCTCGGTCCGGAGCTCAAGTTCGAGAACCGCTCGGGGTACGTGGCGAACAACCGCGCCATGCGCCAGCTTGCCGGCTATGCCGAGCGTGTCGGTTCTGTGTTCAGTCCGGCCGCGCGGTCGGTGAAAAAACAAGGTGCGCGTGTTCTGGATATGGTGCGCGGAAGCGGCGGGGTCGCGCGGCCGGTCAGCAATCGCGGTGTAATGCCTGATAATCTGGGCCGCGGCAGCCCGAGGGTAAGCATTCCAGCGCAGCCGGCACGTCGCAGCAGCTCGGCCGCGCGGCCGGTCAGCGGTGGAGGTGCCCGTGTCCTGGATAAACTGCGTCGCAGCAGCCCGCGGGTGGGTATTCCTGCGCAGCCGGCGCGGCGCATTGGATCCGCTCCGCTCACCTCGAGTGAACGCGGTCAGTCGCGCCGTCCCGACGTGGACGGCATGATGGCGCGCATCGAGGCCGTATTCCCCCAGACGGCCGTGCCGGCACTGGCAGCAGCTCCTGCGCAGGCATCGCAAACCGTCACCAACCACTACACGATCAACGCGCCTGGGGCTGACGCTCATGAAGTCTTGCGGCTCCTGAAGCGTGAGGAACAACGCAACGCCGGCAACGGTCTATTCGATCGCGCGCCGGCCACGGGGCCGTTTGGGAGATAAAGATGGCAGAAGTCATGATGCAACTCGGGTTCTTCCAGTTCTCCCTGGATAACGCAGCCTACCAGCGGCTCAGTCGATCGGCTGAGTATCGGTGGGCCCGTCAGGCGCGGATCGGGACCAATGATGCGCTGCAGTTCACCGGCCTGGGCCCCGAGACTGTGGAGCTCGAGGGCGTGATCTATCCCCATTTCAGGGGCGGGCTAAAGCAGATCGATAAGATGCGCACACAGGCCAGCCTCGGGCTGCCACTGCCGTTGGTGTCTGGCATCGGTAAGGTGCTGGGCCTGTGGGTCGTGGAGGGCGTCACCGAGGGGCAGGAAGTCTTTGCCTCGCAGGGCATCCCGCATCGGCAAGAGTTTACAATGAGGATGGCAAGATATGACGGCGGTGTCCGATCTCTACTTCGTTTCTTCTGAGGGCGATGTCCTGGATCAGGTCGTGGCCGCGCACTACGGGGACACTTTGGGCGGCAAGGTGGAGGCGGTTCTTGCCGCTAACCCTGGTCTGGGCGCGCTGGGCGCTGTGCTCGATCCTGGCATTCGGATCCTGTTGCCGGATTTGGACACCTCAGAACCTTCTGAAACGGCGCAGCTATGGGGCTGATGGATTTCCGGCCGTTGGTCCAGGTCACGATCAACGGGGTGCCTCTGTCGGGGTTCGTGTTCTCGCAGCTGAGTTCGGTGCGCGTGTCCGACACGGCCGGCTTCATCTCCGATACTGCTGAGATTACTTTCGCCAATTCCTCGCCCCTGTCGCGCTTTGCCATGCCAGAGCCGGGGGCCGAGGTCGCGATCGCCCTGGGGTATCTCGGTGAATTCTTGCAGATGGGGCTCTATATCGCCGATGAGGTCGAGGAGAGCTCACCCCCTCGCATGATCACGGCCGTGTGCCGGGCTAAAGCCCAAGGCGAGACGCAGAGCGGCTTTGCCCCGATCAGCCAGCAGAAGTCCCGGTCGTGGCCGGCCGGCATGACGCTGAAGGCAATTGCCACCACCATTGCCGGTGACAACGGGCTCGAGCCGGCCGTGACCGAGGCCGCGGGATCTATCGTGCCTGGTCACATCGATCAGCTGGATGAAAGCGACCTATCCGTGCTGACGCGGATTGCAGTGCTGCATGACCTTGTGGCGAAGCCGGCCGGTGGCGTCCTCTATGTCGGCCGGAGGGCAGAGGGTGTGAAAGCCTCGGGGCAGCCAACGGCGACAGTGGTGCTGCAGGAGGCAGATGTCACCCGCTGGTCGATGCGCCGGGGGCTCAGCGAGGCAACCGGTACGATCATCGCCACATATCGGGATCTCGAGAAGGCCGAGGATGTTGAGGTGAAGGTCGGGGATGCGGAGCCGGTGCGCCGGCTGCGTCAGCGGTTCCGTTCTGAGGAAGAAGCGCGCGCCGTCGCGACGGCCGAGTCGCGCCGTGCCGGACGCGCAAAGGAGACGCTCGAGGTGGAGCTGCCCGGGAACCCCTCGATCGCGGCCGAGGGTCGCTTGATCCCGATAGGGTTCAGCGCCGCTGCATCCGGCGTATGGGTTGTGAAAACAGCAACCCATGAAGTCTCCGAGGGGGGCTATCGCACGATGGCCCAATGCGAGCGGCCGGAGTAGGGAACCCGCCAGAGGCACCATTTTGTCCACGCGGCCATCTTGGCTTGAAATGTCTGCACCTGGAGCCTGTCTGCATGTCTGAAGAAGAAACCCCGCGCGCGGGGCTGATCAACTGGTCGGAGTGGCGAAAGGATGGCGGCAAGTTCTTCCGCATCACCGTCATCGGGGCCTTCGCCGCATGGGGCGGTGCCTATGTGCCCGTGGTCAATGAACTGGTGTTCTCGCCCTGGCGATTAGGCGACAAGGTGGATGCGAATACCCAGACGCTGTCGCATCTGGTCGAAGACGTCAAAGTTCTGCAGCGGCCGGATGTGATCTTCCGGATATCGCGATCGGATGTGTTGGGGCCCCGATGCGGGGGCGGGCGAAGCTGCGCGATCGAGGTCGAGATCGAGCGGACCGAGGAGGGGCGAAACTGTCAAATCGTGCCGGGCAAAACCCGTTATTCTTTCCGCAACCCGCGGACCGATGCTAGTTTGTACGTTCGCCTCGATCGGCCGGTGCAAAGCCAGAACGTCGGGTCAAAGCCGGTCACCTTCCAGTATCAGGTAACCGCGCCTTATGGCTTGGAGCCCAACGCTGAGTTTTGCCTGGAGCCGCTTTACACGAGCTGCCCTGGTATGTCGGACGGGGATGCGCCGATCCGGGCAAACCGCAGCTGCACGGCCGTGCCAGTCGAGCCGTAAGCCTCCCTAGTCAGCCTTGTCACGCCACCACGCTACCGGCATCCCACCATCTTTGTTCTCGGGGCGTTGGCAGGAGCAGCTGCTGTCTTCATTGTTTATGCGGCTGATCTTTCCTATTACCGCGTTCTTGGTGAGGCCGAGCCGTCGGCCGATCTCAGTCGATCCCAATTTCTGAGTGTACCGCATGTCCAGGGCTTCAAGGATTACTAAGTCTGCGGACCGTGGGAAGTCGCGCATTCTCGAGGGGTTGGGCTTGGGTTTGAAACCCTGTTTTGAGTGAGACATTTCATTCCTTCCTGGCGCTTTGGGCCATCAGTTTTTTCCTTCATCCCTGCGCATTCTTTTGATGCACCGGTTCATGATTTTCTGGCGCTCTACGACCAGCTCTTTCATTGCTGCTTTCTTCCTCTCGATGCGCACGTGGAGCTTCGCCAGACGGCGAAGCTCGGATTGGTCGGCAAAGCGGAGCCAGGCCGCGCGCAGTCCGAAAGGCTCCGACTTTGGAGCACCATTGTGGCCTATGCCTGGTCGCTTCATTTTGCTGCTTTCGTTCGTCCGTAGATCATACCGTGAACAGACATTGCCCAATAATTGCCCCTTATCAGTGCACGTTTATGCATTGTTCTGCACATTTGGGGTGGTGCCGTATCGGGCATTTTTCGGCCTAAATCACTGCAAATACCCTTATTTTATTGGCTCTAAGGGGTGGTGCCGGATTTGGCCGATTTGTCGGTGGCACTCCCCTGCTAAGGGAGTAGGCCCGGAAGGGTCTCGAGGGTTCGAATCCCTTCGTCTCCGCCATACACCTCGACATTTTCTACATACTTGATCAGGTGTTGCGCGGCCCGAGATGGGGCGCGACGTTGCGCTTGGCTTTCCCCTCCGACAGTTTCGCCGCCACCCGCCTTTTGCAAACCTTGCGCCCATGCTTTCGCGAGGAAAGGAGGTGGGGTAGAGGGGGTGTAATACTCAGGAGCGGATCATGGAATTAAAGAACAAGCGTATCATCGTCACTGGTGGCAGTGATGGTATTGGGCGGCATATTTGCCTTAAACTCGCGGCGGTAGGGACGCGTCTGGCCATTCTGGGGCGCGATGCTGACCGGCTGGCTGCGGTAGAGGCTGAATGTATCGCCGCTGGAGCCAGCGAAGCGATCGGCATTGCGTGTGATATCCAGAACCCGGATGCGATCAGCGGGGCGGTGGAGCAGGTGACAGCCGCATTTGGCGGGCTGGATATTCTGATCAACAATGCGGGCATCTGGCACAAAACCGGTCCGCTGGATGAGATCCCGCCGCAGCTTTTGCAGGCGACCGTGCAGACCAACCTGACGGGCTTGATGCAGATCACGCAAGCCGCCATTCCGGCGCTGCGGGCGAATGAGGAAGGGATCATTCTGAATGTCGTCTCCAAGTCCGGCGTCGTCGCGCAGGCCGGGCAATCTGTCTATACCGCCACGAAATACGGGGTGCGTGGCTTTACCGAGGTGCTGAAGGCGGACGAGGAAAACACCGGCGTGCGCGTGGGCGGAGTTTACCAGTCGGGGACGAACACGGGGATGTTCTCGAAGGCGGGGGAGGATGTGCCCAACCATATCTTTACCGAGCCCGACGATCTGGCGG